TATCCTCGAGAGAATATTTGTGATGCTGCATCAGCGCAAAGTTAAGCTCGTAATAATGTGGCAGGGACATATACCCTACCATTAGACGAAAAAACTTTGGATACCCTCTAGCTTAATCATTTTCTCGGCGCCATCTTTAGTTCTATACTTTACTTCTGCATATACCTTTGGCATGCCATCGAAAAATTCTTTAATCTTTTGAAGTTCTTTGACACCCATAGAAAGAACGAACTCTTCCATATCTTTCCTTGAGTATTCTGAAGTTTCAAATACTTCCTCGCCCTGATAGATCTGTTCGATACAAGCAATCATAGTGCTTAACATTTGACTGTTTTCGTCCATCTTTCCTACTTTGGCGATAACATCAAATGTAGGATAATTCATCAAAACAGAAATATCATCAGTCAGCTTAATCAATCTTTCTGGCTTGGTTTTCGATACGATTAGGTTATCAAGGTCGATTTCTATGTCATATGTTTGACCGTCATCTTCGTCTTTGATTCTAGCCGCAACAATATTAGAAACAGATTTCGCTCTAATATTCAAAAAGAAGTATTCTAGATCGAACGAACATAATTTGTCAACATCGATGCTATCTAAGCAACAGTTATTTACGATTGCTTTGTACGAATTTACCATATCTTTTACATCGTCGCTTTCTTTGGTGACGAGAAGAATCTTTTCTTCAGCTACAGTAAATGGTCTATAACGAATCTTCTGACCTGTCGATGGAATCTCTAGTTCAAAGATAGGTTGTTTAATTTTTGGTAAAGCCATTGTATTTCTCCAATCAGTCAATCATTTATTAAGGGAATTTTCTAACATTATTCAGATTCTGTTTTATGAAATTAGTTCCTGAGATAATCTTATTAACATTATTTATAGTGTCAATCGCGGTTCTATTGTTTCCTAAGAACGGTAGTAATGCGCTTGTGGTATTTAGAATACCATCTGCTCTTTTTAGAACAGTCAAGTTGGTCTTAAACTGATTAATCTTCTGCGCTGTAGCAGCAATACTACCGATGAAATTTGCAGTGCTATTCAAGAAGTCAGATATAGCTTTGGCTTCTTGATTTACTTTTGCGCTTGTATCATAAGGAGAGCGTCTATTGTAGTATTTACCGTTGGCGTCAGCTTGTAGATTTAATTCGCCGAACCTATACTCTACTGTTCTAAATGCAAATGTAACATTGATTCGCATGAATTCATTATCATCACCCCAGTCTAGCTGTATTGGTGAGATTTGAATAGGATATGCGTCAATTAAAGTACATTGAATCAAAGCCATTGAAGCTGACTCCGTTGCAGAATCTGCATCTTCTACAACTTCAGTACCAACTATCTGATTCAAAACATAAATCGTTACATCTTTAACATAATCCTTCTTGTATGCAACTTGCATTTTATTCTTAGGAAACAGCCTATGTCCATTTAGATTGGTTCTATCTAATTTACCGTCTGCGCCAGTTCCAGCTCCACCAATAACTAAAGACGTCCATTTTTCAAATAAATGCAATGATGATGCGCGCTTCGAGTCGACATAGAACGTAAGCTCTACTTCGTCATACATAACATCATATGGCATCCTAATCGTTTGACCATATCCATATGGTTTTAGATCTGTTGTGGTTATTCTCTTTGCTGGTAGCGAAGTAGCAGCACATAAAAACGCCACATCATCAAATCCATCAATTGGTGTCTTAAAACGCACATAAAAGTTAGAAGGCTGTACCAAGCCCACTTCTAAGAATTTGCTTACAAAGTTGTCAATACTAAATTGATTAGCCATTATACTTTGCTCCTGCTATCTCTCCAAACTTTTTCTTTGGTAGCTTTTCTGAATTGTTCTGTTGGTAAGAATACTGTCATATCCCACTCTTCTGGTGGAACATAGATAAATGACGAGCGAGTATGCTCGTATAGATAATGCTTAAAACAAGGAGCGAATAATCTAAAGCGAGCTGCGCCAGATAACAATGAATATGTTAGGCGAAGTCTTGTGGTTTCGTCTTTCTTCTCCGTGTTGACTCTTAATTCGTATAATGCATCGAGCAACTTAGCGCGTAGAATTGGTGGTAAGTAGTGCAGATTCAAGCCATAGAATCCATCAGGCGCAAATTGCACTGGAAAGATTAAAGGGAAGCGATCGTAGTATGGAAGTTCTTTTTTGCCCTTTGGGTCATACAAGAACATATACATTCTACCCATCTTGACGCGCTTTCTTTTGTTTTCAGATTCGTTAATAAACTTAGAGGGAACGACCGCATTCTTACCAATTTCTGCATACTTAGATCTTAGCCATGTAACTGCTTTTTTAGTATGCGATGTTAAGTCTACGCCAGCTTTTGTAGCGTCTCTGACTAATCTAGTGTAAATATATGCAGCCATCAGCCGTTTAATTCCTTCTCTGTTATAATTTGAAACTTCCAGCCACGATCTTTACAATATTCTTCGGCAGCTTTCCATTTCGATTGATTCTTACCCCAAGTCATCACTTCGTTGATATAGCGTCTAGTTCTTCTCTGTTGTTTCTTGGGTTCGCGAGTCTGAGCCAGTGGCTTAATCTCAACGAGAATACTTTCTGTCTTTCCATCTGGCGTTCTTTTCTTAAACCAGAAGTCTACGAAGTATCGATGTAGCTTGTTATCTGTAACGCAGCGATATGGCACTACAACTTCTTCTGAGTTCCATTCAAGAACATCAGAATGCGTATCAAGAAAGTTCATAAACTTCAGTTCTAGACTTGACCTATAAATAACTTTGGTCGGGTCACCCTTATATTTAGCTGGGTTCTTGACCGTGTATCTTCCTTTCCATGCCATTTTGTCGCCTAAATAAAAGAGTATAACCAACAAGGTATTTATATGCCAAGAACAGAAACCCCAAGAACTCCGCGAGGCAACAATGATGCCGATAAAACTATTGCCGAGAAAAAAGAAGAAACCAAGGTTGGTAAAACTATCTCATTCTTAGATGAAAAAGAAGAGGATATTGGTTACAGTTTTATCATTCAACCTGTGAAAACTTCTTTTGAGAGATTGAGTTCAAATATAAGAGACCTGATTGGCGGAAATAGCAAAGAACCTGCCAAAACCACAAATGAAAATACAAAAGACCTAACAACAAACGATCAAAAAGCAGAACAAGCAGCAAAAGACTTGCAAGCAGGCTTGGCAGGAAAACTACAACAATTTACTGCAAAATTAATCTCTAAAGAATCAATAAAATCTAGCGCGTATATCTGTTTGCCACTACCAACACAAATTCCTAGAGATCAATTAAGCGTTAGTTACAGTGTAGAAGATCTTGGCGCGTTCGCTGGTGGTTATGCTTTGGGTCAGGAAGTTTCTGACAGGATGGAAGATGGTGGAGCGTTATCACCAGCTGGTGCTGCAGCGGGAACTTATGTACTACGAACTTTATTACAAGGAATCGCACCAAAAGGTGTGGCCACTGCATTTTTTGGTGATGTGCCAAATCCATTTTCAGCAACTATTTTTGAAAATGTCGATCCTAGAACTTTTACGTTTGATTGGGTATTTCAGCCAAAGACCCAAGAAGAATCTATCAAATTGCGCGAAATCATAAATCAATTAAGATATTATGCTCTTCCTAAGCCAAATGGTTTAATATTAGAATTACCGCACGAATTTAATCTGGCGTTCCAGGGTACAGAATTCCTCTATGCATTTTCAAGATGCGTGCTTAGCAATATTGAAGTTAGCCATGCTCCAAATGGGTTTAACGTGTTTACAACTATTGATGCGCCGCAATCGGTCGCCTTATCACTCACCTTCAAAGAAATATTTCCTTTGAATAAAACAGTTATTATGAATTTTAATAATCCATCTATGACTCCGGAACAACTTGTGCTTAAAGAAAGTCAAAGTACGTCACAATCAGATGCAGCTTCTGAAACTGCTGGTGCTAACAACCAGCAGGAAACTGAGAATCAGATTAATCAACAAGTTGCTGATTGGAAAGCAAAACGTGCTGACCTTACTAAGTTAGAACAAGAAAGAGATACTATTTTGCGGGCGAGAGAAGTAGATCTAAATAGACTTGCTAATGTAAATGCTAGAATCACTCAGACAAAGGTTAATATGAATTTGATTGCAACAGAAGTACAATCTTTGCAGGCAAAGATAAACTACACGGCTAAGTCTGGTAAAAAACTTAAACCATTACCTTTTGTGTGAGACAATTAAATGGCAAAACAATATTTTAGTAATTTTCCTCTAATAGAGTATAATGGGGTTGTTCTTAGAAACATTATACTAAAGTCCAACATCACTAAAGATATATTGTTGGGGCAAACACTATTCTACACTTATGAAGTTAAAGATGGCGAAAAACCATCTATGGTAGCATATAACTATTATGGATCTGTTGATTATACTTGGTTGGTCATGCTTTCAAATCAGATGGTAGATCCTTACTTTGATTGGATTTTGAGCAACGAAGAATTCCAACAATTTATCATAACCAAATATGGCTCTGTCGCAGCAGCACAAGCTCTAGTTGTTGAATATGCAGATAGCGTATCTGACGAAAGATATTCGCTTAACACATTTAACTATGTTTTTGAGGGCGACGATTTAGACGGCTGGTTGGTTCCAATTTATGCATATGATAAAGAATTTGAACTCAACGAGCAAAACCGAAATATTAGACTTATTGATAGAAGATTTAGTAAACAGATTTCTTTGGAATTAGAAAGAAGTCTAAGAGGATAATATGGAAAAGAAATCGAGCGTGATTACACACAACAACGATAGTGTAACCGAGTTTAGTTATTCTATTGTTTTGAAGAAAGACATCTCAGACCAAATTCCTGGTGTTGGTATTACAACACTCATTAATTCTATTTCGTTAAAGCAATCTCTTTTGCGATATGCAATTAGCTTAGAAATTTCAATGGTAGATGGTGCTAATTTAGTTGATGATGGATTACTTACTCTTGGTAGTGTAATAGAGATTACGCTATACAAATTTGACGATGATAGCAATAAGATCTTTCTCAAATTTTATGTAACAAATATAGAAAACTCAATTCAAAATACTCGACAAAAAGAAAAGGTATACGACATTGTTGCTTACACCTTTCCTGCAGTAACAAACGCTTGGCCACTGCAAAGATTCTATCCTGAAGATACTCCTACTAACGTCATTAAAGAAATTGTAAAGTCTAGATTTACCACACCAAACAATACCGATAAAGAAATCGGAACAGGTGATAATTGGATTGAAAGCAAAAACACTATTAAGAATGGTTTTATCTTTCATCAGATTAAACCATTCGACGCCATATCTAGACTATTGTCGCAGTCGTTATCCTCTAAATCAGATGATAGTACATATTTCTTTTATCAAGATTATCAAGGATTTAAGTTAAGAACTGCTAGATCTATAGCCAGCGACGAAAACAAACAACGATCATTTAAATATAAGTTTTATCCTGAACGAAATAACACCACTGTTGAAAATAGCGCAGAAAAAGATTATTTTCGAGTGTTGTATCTTTCTCAATACGACCATTCAAACTATTTTGATCTAATTGCTTCTGGTGTGCTTAGAAGTGAAATTGTGTTAATCGACCTAGTAAACAGAGAAGTAAAAACACCAACCAAAACTTTTAAGTATGAAGATGACAATAAGAATATATTCTTGCTAGGAAATAATAGTTCAGTTGATACTTCATCTCCAATATTTGCTAGAAACGTAGAATTAAATCCACTTAACTTAAAATATGATTTTACACCAGCTTCTTATATCGCAGTTTCTGAAACTGCGTGGGAACGCGATGATTATTTAGAAGAAAAATATCTCTATGCACGCGCACAGAGATCGCTACTCGAACAGACAAAGATTACAATTGAAGTCTATGGTAATCCTTCTATAAAGCCAGGAGATATTCTAAACTTAGATGTTCCTGCTAAAAGCGCATATGAAGGCGACGAAGATTCAAAAAGACAATCTGGCGATTTTATAGTTGGCGCTGTAAAACACAACATCAAAGGCACTATATTTCAGACCTATGTTGACTTGTACAAAGATGCATACGAAAAAGATGTGCTGAACGGTGCACCATGAGGGATTTGAGAAATACACCTTATGATGAGTTCTACTGGTTTATCGGTATTGTAGAAGATACGTTTGATGATCCATTGCAATTAGGTAGAATTCGTGTTCGTGCGCTCGGTTATCATCCTTCGTCTGAAGTTTTAGCAACATCAGATTTACCACTTTCTCCTGTATTAGATGGTGGGATTCATCCAATTAAAAAGGGTCAGATGGTATTGGGTTTCTTTATGGATGGAAATCTAATACAGCAACCGTTTGTTCTTGGAACAATTAATGGCGCAATAAGTGGTAGCGGTATATTTGATTCTTTGAGAAGATTAGGTGGCTCTGTAAAAAGCATACTTGAAGCTACGAAATCTGCTATCGAAGAATTGTTTACTGGTGGCTCTCCAGATGTTGAGTTCTGGACTTTGGTAGCGATATGTTCTCGCGAAGCATTTGGTAATGATTTCCAAGGATGCGCCGACGTTGCTCAGAGTATTTACAATCGAGTCGGTTCCAAAGCATACCAACAATCTACTGTTGCTGGTATTGTAAATGCAAAGGGTCAATACGAACCAACATTTAATAATCCTACTGCGTGGAAAAATATTAAAGATATTGATACTGCTTTGATTGCTGTCAATACTGCGAAAGGCGGACAACTTAATAAGTCGTACTTGGTTGCTGTTGCTAACGCGATTACCGATCCACAAAAGCAACAAAATGCTGCTTCGTTTATTCAGGGTCGAACAGACTTCTTAGGTCAAGGTCAACCAGCCAAATCGATGACTGCAAATGGTAGTAAAGTTGTCAGAGATTCTAGAAGCAATCAGTTCGGATTCTCATACAATTATAATAAAAACGTCACATATCCTGTGCCCACATTTGTTTCAAAAGATAAGATACCAACTAAAATATGAGAGATTTAACTAATACACCATACGGAAAGTTTATCTGGTTTGTCGGCATAGTCGAGGATACATTTTCAGATCCAAGTGAACTTGGGCGCGTTCGTGTCCGAGCCATCGGTTTTCATCCATCTGATGAAATATTAAAAACTGAGAACCTTCCTCTTGCGCCTGTTCTAAATGGTGGTTCGGCAAGGATTAACGCTGGACAGATGGTGCTAGGTTTCTTTATGGATGGAGAACTATTACAACAACCATTCATTTTGGGTGTAATTAATGGCGGTGTTTCCTCTGCAATGTCTCCTTTTTCTTCGAATCGTTTTGAAGGTTCTACCAGTAATCTCGGTAGTAAAGACGATGCTCTTCCTGATACTAGACCAGTGGATGGTTCTTGTCCACAAATACAGAAAGGTTTATGTAACTCAGCTGCTGCTTGGGATAAGTATCACGAAAGCAAAGATAAGAAGTGTTTAATGGAATTATTCAAATCACAAATTAAAGTCAATTGGGATCCGAGCAAATCAGGTCCACCAAACGGTGGACCTTGGTGTGGTGTCTTTGTTGCTTCGATACTTGCATCACAAGGTTATCCATATCCAGCAGGTTATACACTTGCTAGATCATTTGCTTCTCCAAAATACAACACAACTAATAAAAATGGATATGGTACAACGATCTGGGAAAAGGGAACTAAAGATAGTAAGTTAGATGAAGCCAGTATCCAAGTTGGTGATATCGCCGTTTTTAACTTCAATAACCTAAAAGATGGTACGGGACACGTTGGGTTTGTATGTGAAGTACCATTATCAGGAAATAGAGTTGTGTTGCTTGGTGGTAACCAGAGCAATAGAGTAAGCAAGACCACATACAAAAAATCTCAACTTTATTCTGTTGTTCGTGCTCCAGGAATGAGACCAGAAACATTTGATCCTAGTAGTATTAAAACTGAAAAAGAAGGAAGCACAAGATAATGGCTAACATAATTAAAAATGCCAAAGATTTAGCGAAGTTTGACGCGGATACAACGATCGCGTTGGATCTTAATATCACTCTAGACCAAACAAAAGAAGAAATCTTAGCAAAAGCCACAACAGAACTAGACACGCTTGTCAAAGCTGGTATCAAACCAGAAAACATTGCATTAATCGGAACATTAAGTAAGTTTTCCGATATCAATAGTTCCTTAGAATTTTTGACTTCCAGTTTGGGAGCATCTTTTGGTGGTGCATTAGATTCGGTGGCCAATTTAGAAACTTATTTGCAAGATATTGATGATATCATCAAAAATAAGATAGACTTCACTAACATCTTAGACAAAGCCAAATTTCCTGATGATATTCCAGTAAACGAAGCGTTGATTAAAAAATATGCTAGAAAAGTTCCAAAATTAGATATGCTTGGTAACGAGCAGATAAGCTTCCCAGATACATTCTTAGCAGAAGAACGTCCTATCGATAGAAAGACACCGCTCTCTGATTGGAAGGACAAAACCAAAGTTTCTGTTGAAACTGCTGGTGGCGCAACCATAACTGAAAAAGCTAGTGAATTTGCTGCTGAATATGGTAAGAATGTTTTGGTAAAATCTAATACAGGTCACTTTATTGAAATGGATGATACAGAAGGCTCTGAGCGAATTAACATTCAACATAAGAATGGCTCGTTTATCACCATTCATCAAGACAAGTCTATTGTAATCCGTGGTCAAAATGGTATTCAGTTGATTACCTATGCGAACAATGAGTTGTTCGTTGGTGGGAACATTAATATCACTGTTATCGGCGATGCTAATATCTCTACGAATGGTAATACAAATATTGATACAGTTGGCGATG